GATCGCCGGCAGGTCCAGCCCGGCGTAGTTGCCCTGGCCCGTGTAGTAGGCGTAGGGGTCGAACGGCTCCTCTTCGTAGGACATCAGCGACGACCCCAGCTAGCCAGCAGCTGCTGCAGTGCGTTGGTGTTGACGCCACGGGAGCTACCGAGCAGCTCGAGCAGCGGAGTCAGACGCCCGGAGATCATCTCGTTGCGCTGTTGCCAGTTGGCCTGCTGCTCCTCGCGCTCCCACTGCTGGCGCATCAGGCTGTTCTGATAGTCACGCTCGTTCGACGCCGTCCGCCACTGATTCTCTGCTCCGGCTCGGGCCGTGTTGATCCCGCCGCGCAGGCCGAGCGCCTGGGCGTTGATGCCGCGGCCGGCCGTGGCCTGATCGAGGGCCACCTGATTGAGACGTGATGCCTGGTTGGTCTGATCGTTGGCAGCGAGGACGTTGAGCAGGTTGGCGAACGCTGCCTGGTCCTGACCGGCCGCCTGGTTGGTCTCGGCGGCGACCGCCGTCTGATTCCCACCGCCACCGGTCGTCGCCTGCAGCGCAGCCCCTACCGGCTGAGCGGCCGGCGCACCCTGGACCTGGGTGTTGGCGTAGGCGTTGGTGTAGTTGCCCTGCAGCGCCCGGGTGGCCTCTTGGCCGGCAGCCGCCGAGGCGGCCCGGTCGGCGGTGACCGCCTCGCCCACCTGACCGAGCGCCTGGGTGTACGGCCGAGCGTTGAACGCTCCCATCGGCCGACCCTGGAACGCCGGGTAGTCGAGCCGCGGGCCGGTAGTGCCGAGAGCGCGGACCATCGCATCGAACATCGACTGGGTCATCCCTCCGCCGCCACCACCGCCGCCGCCGCCGCCGCGACCTCCGCCACCACCACCGAGGCTCGGAGCCCCCGGTGCAGCCCCGCCGCCGGCCTGATAGGTCGACATGAACCCGCTGTACGCCCCCGGCGACAGCACGCCGCCGGTGCCACCGAGCGGCAGGTTGTTCTGCCGGGCGTACTGCCCAGCAGAACGCAGGTACTCGCTCTGGGCAGGGGTCGGATTCCAGTTGCTCCGCTGAGAAATCCGCCGAGCGGACTGCGCTTGACGACCACGCCCACCGAGGCCGTAGCCGGTATCTCCCCAACCCATCACAAACCTCCCATGGACTCGCGCAATGCGGCGATGTTCTGTGCGGCGAAGGAGATCTCGCGCTGCTTCTCCAGCGCCAGATCAGCCAGCGCCGAGGTGCGCTGCGCTCCGTACTGGGCGGCCTGCAGGTCGTGCTGGCGCAGGTTCTCAGTGAGGTCGCTCTGGGCCCCGGCGTAAGTGCGCTGGAAGTCACCGAGGTAGTTGCCCATCGCCCGCTGCATGACGCCCGAACGGATGCCCCCGCCACCGAATCCCTGCTGCGAGAAGCCGGCACTGAACCGCGGCACGGAGCGCCGGAACGTGGACTGCATGAGCGACAGGTCACGGTTGCCGCGGTTGGATGCCATCGTCTGGCTGTAGGCGTTGGCCGCCATGTTCGAGGCGTACTGATCCTCGACACCGCGGCGCTGCGCCTCGTAGTAGCCAGAGTCGATGGTCATGTCGTCGGGTCGGCCTTGATGATGTAGTTGACGGTGACGAAAGGCTGCACCTGCTCAGCGTTCTGCACCCCGGCGTTCGCCGTGTTGGCCGACGACGCAGCTCCCGAAGGTCCGACGAAGGTGGGTATGTTGACGTTGAAGTCGTGATCGTGGACGGCGGCCGACGTGGTGGCGATCGAGTCAGTACCGGTGTCACCGATCCGACGCAGCAGCCAGATGCCGCCGGCCGACACGGCGTACGAACCGAAGATGCCCGAGTGGTAGTGCTGACCACCACCAAACGTCGTACCGCTGACTTGGGGGTGGTCATGATCGATCGGGTGGGTGTGCGGATGCGGGTGAGTGTGCTGGGGCACCGGCACCAAGAACGTGCCACCCACCTTGCCGACCTTGTCGAAGCGCGTATCGGTCGCCGACTTGCCGACCGGGAAGCGCGCCGTGAAGTTCGGCAGGTTGAACTGCGTGCCGGAGCCGCCGTAGTTGTACTGCAGCACGGCGAACAGCTCCGGCCACGTCGACGTCGGCAGCACCGCGCCATCGCACAGCTTCCACGACCCGGCCGGCAACTCGCCCCCGGCGTAGCACATGATCACCCCGACCGGGATGATCGCATCGACGTAGGACTTCGACGCGGCGTGTCGCTCACCGACCGGATCACCAACCAGCTGCAGCTGGGCGTCCATCGACACCGCTCCGTCGCGACGGATCACGCTGGAGTTGACGTAGTCCTTGATCCGTATGTAGTTCTGCTCGACCTCCACCGCGTCGGCGGTGGTGTCGGGCTCGATGTTGTGGGGCAGATCGAGCGCGGTCATCGGAACCTCCTCATCACGACCTTGAGCACGATGGCGTCGATCCCCCAGCGCGCTGCCGGCGTCATCCCGGCGACACGCAGCTGCAGCGCCCGACACAATCCGAAGCTGGACCCACGGCGGATCGAGGCACCCTGCTTCTGACCGCCGGGGGTCAGCGGCGGTGGGCCTTCACCGGGCTGGTTCCACTTCGTCCCGTCGTTCCAGCGGAACCGCCCCCACACCGCCGCCACCTGTCCGGGGGGCGCGGACGACGATGGCGGCAGGGGGGCACCAGCCGGAACGGTGAGGATGTGCTGGCGCTTGGCCTGCATCTCCTCGTAGTCGCGGTAGCTGCGGATCTGCAGGTTGTGATCGGTGCCGGTGATCCGGCAGATGAAGTCGGGACGACGGAATGACTTCTTGCGTGACGGCCAGTCGGCGGTCACCCACGGGGTGCGGTAGACGGTCTCGAAGGCCTGATCGCCAGCCGCCCCGGACATGACGATCTCCTCGTCGAGGCCGGTGACGATGAAGCCCGGGTTGGACGGGTTGACCGACTGGTTGGGGTCGGTGAACCCCCACACGGCGGACTCCCAGATGCGGTCGGCGGCCCGATCGTTGGCCTCCAGGCGCACGACACAGGGCACCTCGAGGCTGCGCAACACGCCGAGCGGGCGAGCCTGGCTGTCGGTGTTCGAGCCTGAGACGATCGGCCCGAGGCTGCCTGCCTGGCTCATGTAATAGGTCCACGCCCCACGCTCACCGACCGAGGGGTCGTAGACGAACACGGCGACATTGTCCTCGGTCGGTCCGTCGTACGTCCACGGCAATGTGACCCACAGCTTGCGTCCGACCCAGCCGACCCAGATCAGCTCGGGATGCAGCAGGCTCTCCATCGCGTAGCGCAGCTGCTCGGAGATCTCCATCGGCCGCTCACCGCCGTAGGCGTAGATCGCTCCGCGGTCCGATGCCGAGTAGAAGAACACGGCGACCTCGTTGCGCGTCACCACCTGCGGCGACCGCGCTCCGACGGTCATCGACTTCTGCACGAGCTGCCAGCTCTCGGCGTCGTAGCCGTACAGCGCCCACACCGAGTCCGGCTTGAAGATCAGCAGGTGATCCTCGTAGGTGATCATCGCCGAGATGTAGTTGCCGCCGATGTCGATGTCGATGAAGTCCGACTGGGCCCAGTCCTCCGGGCTCGTCGGATGCGACCAGCGCAAGCGGTTGGGCAGGGTGACCCCGTCCTCGACGATGTTGGCAGCGAAGATGTAGCCGGAGTGGGCCTCGACGCACTCCGCCGCCGGACCGACGTTGGCCACCGGGTTGAGGTAGTCGTCGTTCCACGACCCGGCCCCGGCCAACGTCAGCAGCGTCGGCGCGTTGGTGCGAATGCGCTTGGCCATCTGGCGATCGCGGCCGCAGGCGATGTAAGTGGTGTCGCCGTAGGCGGCGAAGTCGGCCATGTGCGGCACGGCCTGGGCGTCGAGCCCGAGGTCGCTGAACGTGGTGTCGACGTTGGAAGCGAAGATCCTGTTGTTGGCGGCGATGTAGATGACGTCGGTGCCGTCGGCGAGCTGGCTGAGGTAGGCCCGGCGCGGGTCCCACGCCGTCTCGGGATCAACGATGTCGTGTGACCAGCGGTCCCAGCCACGGCGGGTGTAGATGCCCCCGAGCGGGTCGATGGCGATGTTGCGCATCTCCGGCGACTCGTTGCCGTTCAGCTGGAACTGGTTCTTGCGCAGGTTCAGCCCGCCGGTGAAGTCGATGAGGTTGACGGGTTCCAGGCGATTGACCATCAGGGTGCCACCGGGGGTCCCCAGACAATGGGGCTCGACGTCGGGGCGAATGGCAGCCCACCGTTGAGAACCAGTGGTCGGTGATGGCGCGGGTTGCAGATCGCCGCGTGGGCAGCGAGATAGCTGGCCTGCCAGCGCTTCATGTACACGTCCTCGAGGACCTCGTCCTCCTGCTGGGCGTAACACAGCGCAATGGCGTAGTGGGCGAGCAGCTGATGCAGGCGGGTGTCGCAGTCGGGCTGCGCGCCCGCACCCTGGGCGACCCAGTTGCCCGGCAGGCGGTAGCCACGCATCGTGTACGAGCGCCCGAACGGTTCCTGTACCGCCGGCCACAGCGTGATCTGTCTGCCGTAGATCGAGTAGTACATCGGGTTGCCCGACGTCGCCCACATCCCCACGAAGTTGTCCTCGGCCAGCTCGTTGGCCACCTGCAGCAGTCGGTAGCCGTTGGTCGTATCGACCAGCGAGACGATCCCCGGAGGATCGCAATCGTTCGGCAGGGGAATCCCGGCCACGTCGGCCTGCTTGGTCAGCGGCCAGGTGTTCTCGTAGAACGGCCAGCGGTTCTCCATCGAGATCGTGCGCAGGAAACCCTCGTGAAGGTACGAGTCCAACAGAGCGTTGGGCAGCTCCTCTTCATCCATGTCCAGCTGGACGCGGATGTACTCACGCAGTTGCTGGAGGTTCACGGCTCTCCTTCGGCGTGTGGAAGACGCAGCGATCCGTGCCGGCGACCGCCCCGGCCCGGCACGTGCCGCCCTTGCCGCGGCAGCCATGGGGCCCCTGGGGGTGGTACTCCTCCTTGTGGGGGACCACCGGTCCGCCCAGGTATGGAGCGGTGGAGAACATCGCCGCCGCGCTGAC